CGCTTCACAAATATCCTTTACATATCTGAATGGACGGGGATTGATTTTTGCCTTTGTCCGTTCATACTCTCTTAAAATAGGTATCCAACGTTTAACTACTATTATTTGAGAATATTTCATACGGTGCCTCCTTCAGTATATCTATCACTTTACAAATTATACCAAAAGAGTTACCTAATTATTGAGCATTAACAGCTGTCCCCTGTTTTTCATTTGCTATCTTTGAATATTGTTGTTTTAATGACTCTACAATTTGCTTTTCGGATTCATCGCTATGTGAATATACACCATGATATAATAAAAACCTTTGGGGAATTTTCGTAATATTGCCTCTTAAACTGAAAGTATCTTCGACGCCTGCCATGTTTACTTCGGCATTAATCAGATGAACACTTTTGATTAAATCAAGTCTTCCTTTGTCGAGATATTTGAGAGTCTGAATGCTACTCTTTGCACCTAACGCGCTTAGCATGAAAACGGTGTCATTTACAGCAGTATAGTAACCAATGCAGTAGGAGATGAATATAGAAATTAATAAAATTATAATTCCGACAGCTATCTTCATTCTTTATCCTCCGATATTTTGTTTATATGTATCTTGAAACTTTTAATGATGAAAGATTATTTAACGATTATAGTAGAAAAGTGCACCTTCACACGCGTAGCCAAAATAGGGCGTTGTTGTCGCCAATTATTTTGTTTTTCCTCAATTATTGGTTGAGTATTTTGGCTTTCTCTTTTTCAAATTCTTCTTTAGTGATTACACCATTATCTAAAAGTTTTTTTAGATCGTTCAGTTTGATATACAGAACATCTTCAAAAGTCGATGGTGTTGTAACATTTGGCGTAACTTTTTCCGGTGCTGCTGGCGCTGTTGGCTGTGGGACATAATCCAAGGGGACATAGCGAATTGAGATGGCGTATGCTCTATCTCTGCCACCCGTTGCTATGATTTCGTACTTAACCTCTACTTTTTTACCTATCAAAGTATCATTCCTAAACTCTTTTTTCGTTTTTCCGTCAGTATCATAAAAAGTGGTGGCATGTGGCCCATCCCCAACTAGAAGAAAATCATTTTTGTCGCCATTATCCGCAGTAACCACAATCATACCAAATGGCCATAAGGGTGGTCCAGACTTAAAATGGAACCCAAACACAAAGGATTCAATAGTGCCTATAAAGGTTTTATCATTTTTTGATGGCTGTTGAAATGATTCCGTATTGCCGACGACGGTGTTAGTTCCATTCTTTTCACATGCGGCAGGTGTGCCTGACACTAACTCAACCTTCGGATAATGATTAAAACTTATAGGCCATGAAGCCATAAATTTATAAGTCATTCCAGCACCAACGCACATTTGAATCGGCGGTGTGCGCGTGTGTTCGGAATCAAGCGCGTTAAATCCAACTAATTGCATAGGCCCCGCATTTCTATCCCATGTAATCTGACTATGAAGTCCAACTTCGCCAATCTGTTTGCCGCTGTCTGTAATGCCGATAGGAGCAGCTGACCCGGTAATACCTCCCTCTCTTAAAACTATTATTCGAGCTGAATTGGCTGGAATTGGTCCTGAAGCTACAGGCACTATTTGTTTAGTGGTTGCACAGCCAATTAGGAAAGCAGTGGTCAGGCAGACTGCGACGAAGGTAAGCATAACACACCTGCGATTCATTGGATTACCTCCTTGGTCAGATAAGGATTACTGGTTGTGACATAACATAAAATCGGAAATTGATAAACTGAGGATTTCAGGAAGCTATCGATTATCTGACACACATTTTCAGGTTAAGTTCTGTTCAGAGCGTCTTAATCAAAATGCATTTGATGACCGTCCAAAATTAATAATCGTAAAGCATATGTAAAGCATTGTGTAAGTCACTTCTCACAATTTCACATACCTGGTTATCACACCCCGGCACTCCAAAATGTGGCGGGGCGTGATAGCGGAAGGCCGAAAAGCGCGATAAATCACTTCCCATATTCATTTGATTGTATCAAATTACATTTGATTATCTCGTAGACAAATAAAATAAATATGCTCTTTTACCTATCATTGATCGATATCAGTCCGGCTCATAATTCATGATTAGCAGTTCTTTTGCCTTTGTTTTTTTCGCTCCGGATACATTATATATTGTGCTGACACTTTCCATCCTGAGTCCTTTATATAGTTGCCTGATCTCCGGAACATCATTTATAGATAGAATATACCGGCCTTTAATCTGCGCCAGCATGTCGCGCAGGCGCTGGAAATCTTCTCTATTAAAGATACCAGGGCCATAATCACTTTCGCAACCATAATAGGGAGGGTCGAGATAAAAAAACGTATGCGGTTTGTCATACCGTTCGATGATTTTTTCATAAGGTTTATTTTCAATGTAAACGCTGTTTAACCTCAAATGGACTGCCGATAGTTCTTCTTCTATGCGTAGAAGATTAAAGGTCGGGTGCCGATAAGTGGATATATTTAAACATTGGCCGACCAGTTTGCTGGAATAAGCGTTTTTTAATAGATAAAAGAAACGCACTGCCCTTTGGATATCAGTTAGAGATTCCGGATCTTCTTTCTTGAAACGGGCGAATTCGTCACGTGCTACTAATATCCACTCCAGATAACGGATGAACTCTCTCAGATGGTGTTTTACTACTCTATATAATGTTACCAGGTCAGTATTAATGTCATTTATTATCTCGACGTCTGATTCTTCTTTCCTGAATAGCAGCCATGCAGCACCGGCGAATACTTCGCAATAGCAGTTATGTTCAGGTATTTTGGTAATGATTTTCTTTGTTAATAATGATTTTCCTCCCATATACGCTATAAAACTATTCATGCGATCCTCCATTGATTAATCGGATGCGCCCTGCTATAAGCTGACGTCTCAGGTCTGGTGGATGGTAGCAGGTCATCCTGTCTTGCGAGATTCGATCGCATGGTTTTGGGAGTTGGCGCTCCCGAAAATACCGTCTGCCTTTCCTTTTATTTTAGTTATTTTTACCTCTAAAATCCGTCCAACCCAGTGTAGATATAGCCATGTTTCCGCCAGTGGTTCTGTAACGGATTTGGGCAGATGTATTGGTCATCACTTCCATTTGAATGCCATTCCATGCCGATGCGGCAGGTTGACCGCCCCATGAAAAAATAGGCGTTGCCAAAGTTGAGGTGGTGCAAGGAGCCTCATCGTTAGCATCCAGATCAGAAATGTAAAAAGAACCGATTCCAGTATATGTAGCCGCATTAATGAGAGCTTTGACTTTGACTCCGTGCGGAATAGAAGCCAATACTCCTGTATTAGCGGAAGTGCCCGGACTTGAGTTGTTTATATCTAAAACAGAAGCTCTCCATCGGAAATAATCACCCGTCTGCATGAATCCTGTCCAATAATTTGAACTATTAGTTTTACCTGAACCGATGCGCCGGAATAATGTATAATTTGCAGGCATAACTGGAGCTGAAGCTGATGTGCTAAAAAGAATATCCACCACTCCGGTATCGGGACGCATTATCAGGAAAAAATGATACCAGGTATTCGCGGCGATCGTGCCGGTATCAAGTCCACCATTGTTATTTCCAACTGCCCATGCACTTGTTGTTTTATTGACGATATTCAATAAGGTCATCATATTGACATTATTGGAATCTGCTGCCTGCCCAGCCGCTATTGCCATTGTTGCGGATGAACCGGTAGTGCTCATCGTCAGGCCGTCGATATATCCTCGTAAAATGGATGTTGTTTGGGAAATCATATTCTGTAATTGATAATAGGTTCCATCAAATACAACGATGATCATGCCGCCAGCGGGAATATCGCCAGCCTGAAGAATGGTTCCATCTTTTCTTTTGATTGCCACAGCTCCGGGGCCGGGATTAAATGTGCTTGCGTCGGTATTGGCATTCACGGCTTTAAAAATCAGAGGAAGACCGATAACGTGTGCAGTTATAGCCGGTGTATAGGTTGCTACATAAGCATTGGCCGCCCCGGTATCAACAGCATAATCGATCGGACATGAACCGTCAGCATCTTTGCCGTCATGCCGATGGTTTTGAATTAAATTTAGCCATGCTGCCGAAACGATTGTTCCTAAAGGGGGTGTATCGGAAAATACTGTTTTTGGCATAATATTATCTCCTTAAGTATAAGCAAAAATAACCTGTGTATGTGCCGGTTTCAGATCGGTGAAAAGACCTTCCAGGGCACTTGCCACCGGGCCGGTGACAAGAGGATCTCCGGCGCGGGATTGACCGGCGCGAAAATATACAAGCGGCGTCCCGGTGAATGTTATTCGCCAACGGAATATTCCTTCAGCTCCCAGACTATCCGTATTAGCCAGAAGTTCCTGGATTGTGCAGGCATAACCCATTGAGGTTGCCAGAGCAGCAAAATAAGGAAGCGATAATTCGCCGAGTTCACGCATTTTGGCAATTACCCGCAATTGGCGCGTCTGGAGCGTGTCAGTAGAAGCGGGAGTAAGGCCGTAAACTCTTTCCCAATCTGTTATGGAATCAGTACACGATTGCGGAAACATTTCGCATAATAATTGAGCGGCGCTTATTTGAGCATTATCCAGTTGCGCGCCGTCCAGGGTGATATCGTCATCGAATACGCCGCCCAATTCTATAGGAAACAATAATTTTAACGTATCTTTATGAGACACTGATTACTCCTGGTCTGATCATCTGGTAGGTTGTGGCTGTCACGTCCGCGGCAGGCGTGGTAATCGAAACATTATCCGCACCGGCATCCATTGCTATCTGCGTCAATTTTGCGCGGTAAAGTGTCTGGCCCGGAATCATAGTTTTTAAATATGCCGTTATATTTGCGGCGATTGTAGTCTTGTCTATGGCCGTACCGGTTGCCGTCATAGTCACTGCTTGACTGACAAGTGTCGGAGGCACAATAGATACTTTTGAAGCTGTCACCGGGCGTAAAGGATCAATATATTCTTTGACCTGAGCTATTACGCCTTTAATCACATAAGTTTTGCCGGTCGCCGTAAAAATATCATTGGCCAATGTCAGTTGCATTGCGCTGTCTACGGAGACAATTGTAGTTGATGTTCCATCAGAAATATTTTCGGCAATATCTCCGGGCATAACGGTGTAGGTGGCATCAGTGAATGTTCCGGCGCTGTTTATCAATTTATTTGCGGTAACCGTTGTATTTATTCCGGTCTGGCAATGGATTATATAGGGATCACCGGCGAAAGGAAAAATATCTGCGGATAATGTCAACTGACTCGCACTATTAACTGTGGCCACAGTGGTAGATGTTCCGCGCAGCGGGTTTTCCACGATATCGCCGACCGCTACAGCCTGGGCTGTTGTGAATGCGGCGGCAGAATCATTGAGTTGATTTGTGGCAACTGAGGTTGTAACGCCGATCCGCGCCGACGAACTGGGGATTTCACTTCCGGTTGTATCGGAATCGGCCAGAATGATTACGGCTACAGTACCCAATCCGTTGGCCAGCGGAATGCACCAGGCATTTTTCACGCCATTAATATTTTTCGCCCATTTGATATAATCGTATTGATTGCCGCCTGCCGGCGGACGGCGGATATATTCAAGAATCCGGGCCAGATAATCGGCATCGCTCTCGCCGATATTTCGGGATATGCCGCGCGTCCAGCCGTGGAGCTCCAGATATTGCGTATCGGCAGTATCGGCAAAGATCTGCTTAACAATCCAATCCTGATATTTGTATATGCCCCACAGAGCCGATGCCAGGCACGCGCTTTTTAGATAGATTAGAGAACCTTTGGAAAGATCGGCTTCCGGCTCCTGATTCTGCCAGTCAGTCAGCATTGCTGCAAATAATGTATCAAAATCTTTTTGAAAGTCCATCAAATCACCTCTATAAATCTGGAGAAGGATACGGGATCATCACCATTAACTGGAGTTATCTCTCCTAATATCTTTAGCCGGTTAATATTTTCAGTCTTGTTTATTTGAGCATAAACATTCACAGCCGATACTTTCCCGGCATCAAACATCCACTGTAGTGCTTCCTTGCCGTAGCCAATGGCAAGTTTTGCTGTCTTAGGAGTGTTTTTTGCGCGTTTGAGAAGATAGAATCGGGAGCCGAATTTAGGGTCGAGAAAGAAAGATCCCTGATCCACCATCCACGAAAGATAGATATTATTCATTAGTGTAGTGGCCTTATCAAAAGTCATCTGGCCGAGGCCGGTTTGATTATAGATGATGATTGTGTAATCCATATTATCCTGCCTTAGTAATACTTGTCTTCACTGCGGAAGCCGCTAGTTTAACGACGGGTGTGCCGTCGCTGCCATGCGTGTGATTGTCATAAAGTGGTATTAAACGCGCATCGATCAGGGCGTATGTCGTGCCCTGGCTGCCAAGAATAATTGATGGACTGTTTACCTGGACACTTCCCGATGCTTCCACGGTTACTGCCGGACTGTTCAGATCGATACTTGTTGAAGCGGATATTTTAGCGATCGGCGTTGTAATATCGACTTCATTTGCGACATTTGCTACCAGTTTATTCTTACAATTTACTACCATATTATTGCCGCGTTTCAGGGCTATATAATCGCCTTCATCCGTATAGAGTGCGACTTCGCCGTTTTCGATAGACAACCGGTATCGGCGATCATCGGAGGCGATACCGAGGATATGATTTCCTTCCCGGATAATGATAATTTCCGCGCCGGGTAATGGTTGTGATGTAAAACCGTAATGCTGAAAATACTCGCGCTGATCGAATGATTCATCAGTGCGCCCGGAGGCGGAAAAGAGTTTGATTAAACCTTCTTTAATCGAGATAACAATGCCGCGAATCATCCCTCTGATCATGCAATCACTCCCGGCATTCCAAGTTTGATTTTGGTGATCGGCCCCATCTGCTTATCCATTTCAAAAGTGCGGCCATAAATAAGATAATCGGCATCAATACTTTGCTTTTCATCTTTAATGTGGCAGAAATTATTAATTGCCCAGTTCTGGCCGTTCTGGCTGTGACGGCCTACAGTATAAATAAGCTGTGTGCCCTCTCTACGGTGTTTTTCCATGATTATCTGAGCGCGCATGGCTGGACTGACATTATCGTTATTGTCCAATGCCACATAAGGTTTGTAGAACGGAAATTCAGGATCGGTACAGGGTTTGCTTTTATTATTAGTATTGATTTGAGTCGCTTCCAAATATCCCTGAGAACCCTGCTGCTGGCCAAGTATGGTATATTTTGAGTAGCGTTTAGATATGTCCTGCACCACTTCGGATTCGATCACATTATTGCCGAGGCCGCTTTTCAGCATTGTTAAAGTATATCCCGGTGCGCCTTTTGCCATTGGTCGGCCAAAAACCAACTGACCTTTTTCAGTGCAATAAAAAAGCATTCCACGGCTCAGGGCATAATTTTTTAATACTTCAAATACCGTCATGCCCGGTTCAGTGCGGCCTATTTTTTGGCCAGAATCGAGAGCAGAAAGATAACCAGGAGATTTTGAAATTTTACCTATTTTTTTCTTGCTTTTATATTTACCGACGACATTATCCTGATAGAATATATTTTTAAGAATAATAAATGGCGCTTTTGCTAATAATTTTTCCGCAAGGGTTTGCAATTTCATATTTTGAGTATCAATCCACGGTGGTTCGCAATAGGAATCAACGAGCCAACCCATAAAATCGCGGCCTTCAACAGCCAGCGATTCTCCGCTTTTATTAATCTTCCGATGCACTTTATCGATGATGCCTGTTAATTCTAGATTGCCATTGATGTATAATTTGCATTGTTTACCTGCAATGATTGCCGTTTCCGGATTGGCCAACTCGAGATGAAAAGCATCGGCAGGAGTATATAGATCCGCATTGATGGAATATTTTAAAAAGTGCTCTATTTTAACGCCGTCTATATATAATTCAACTTTGTCCGGCATAGACTTTAATTCCTCCGGATGTGAAGTTAGGCTGTGGAATATTATTGACCTTAATCAGCCGTTCCGCATAGGAATAATCCAGACCGTAGCGCAGGCATACTAGATGCAGCGGCATGGGATTATCGAGTGTCACCGCGATCATCCTTTCGCGTTCTAATCGCACGGAATTGACCTGTGTAAGAAGCGCCGCAGCCATTGTTTTAAGACTATCCATATCGCGCGCTATTTCCACCGCTGCTTCGATCCGTGTTCGCACAATGGCCAGCGTGGATTCCAATTCGTTTAAATTCATAACCTGAAAATCGGAAGAACTATCATTTGCGGCTTCGTTATCGGCATCATAGACAGCAGCAGCCTCCAGCGCCAGACGCTGGGCACACGCGATCGTCAGGTGATTGGACATGACGTGCGCTGCTGATTTGCCACCGGTCGATGCAATGGCATTAGTCAGATCATCAAATGAACTTTGAAGATCGTCGAAAGCGGCATCAATCTTGGAGATAAACTGGCTCGGATAATTGCTCAGTGAATCGTAAAGTCTTGCCGCTTTTTCCAAAGAATTGGAAATGGATCCCAAAATCCTTCCTGGAAGAGTTAGCGAATATGTTATCGTCGCCTGCAATGAATCAACGGGACTTTCAACCTGATTAACCACGGCCTCGACTGTTGATATATTTTTTTCAACCTGCCCTACAAAATCGCGGGTTACACCGGAATATCCCTGCATTTGCGCAAGTAAGCCAGTGCTTGCGTCCAGATCCGTGGTGACAGCTCCCGAATCGGCGGTTGGTATTGCAGCCTTGATATCGGCTGCAAGAACGTCCTGCTGCTCATCCTGGCCGGTCTGGTAGGCATCTTCAGTTGCAGACAGGACGGTCTGTGCCGCAGCAACGGATAATGCAGCGCGCATCTGTTCTATGAAGGATATATCGAGAGTGGCTTTGCGGATGCTGTCATCATGCATGACAACGATGGATTGAATTTTGCCCTGAAGCAGACCGTATTTAGGGTGAACAAAATCTATCAGGGTTGTATCAGCCAGACTCTCTATCAGGGTGACATGATCATCATAAGTTTGTTGTTCGGCATCATCCCAGAAATAACAGCGGATGCGGATAGTATGGGCTTTCTGACCCATATCCTCAAGATCTGCGCCATCTGCATAAGGATAGTCATAGACAGCAATAGCCTTTTCAAAGGTATCCTCGATGGTTTCCATCTGAATGACGCCGCCATTAATGCTGCCTGTATCGAGATCCAATGCTGTCTGATCGAAATCTGCCGACATGTTTTATCCTTAATTCTCGAAAAATGCGCCACGGTTTATATTGATTTTAAAATCGGTGCCACTATCGCCAGTTGCATATAACCGCATATCTTTATCAAATTTGAGATTGATTGTATTTTTTACTACCGGCTTTACTTCCGGTTTTTCCCGATGGAAAATATAAGAAAATAATTCTTCAAATGCTTTACTAATTGTACCAGCACCCATTACACCACCTTCGCCAGCCATACGGCTGGGATCACCCAGTTTTGCATTTCGAGCTTTATTAATTTCATACGCGGATATACCTAATGCACTCACTATCGTCGCTACTGCACCAATTGTAAAACCTGTACCTAGGAAACCGAGACCACTGCCAACTTTCGCAATTTTTCCAGGGAGATTAGAATCTTTAACTGTATTAGGAAGATCAATGAGAGACATTCTTTTATTGACGACATAAACCGGAACAGGGCCTGTTATTTTTCCGAAAGGGCCGGATGTCAATACATCTTTGATTATGTTTCCACTCGTAAATATTTTTTTGATCGTAGAATAAGCTAGATAACCAATCACTGCGGCAGATACTCCTGCTGCTGTATACCCTGCGGCCTTGGTTGCGGTTGGATGATCCGCCATAACTTTAACCGGCTTTTTGGCCAGATCATAAATCGTACTCAAATCAGTTTTGATGCCGCCAAGACTTCCTTTGATTCGGTTTAACTGATTCTCCCACGTCTCTGCACCTGCGGAGGCGCGGTCAGTGGCGATTTTAGAGGCATTCCCCATTTCATCAATGCCTTTCTGGAAATCTTTCATGTGGGCAAAAACAAAGTCCATAGCCTCTTTTCCGCCTGCACCGAAGAAACTTTCATACTGTTTCAGGTTTTCCGCCTCTGTGTGGGTTTTGCGCATCTTGTTTATATAGGTTTGCAGATCAGTCAATACTTCAAGTTGACTGCGGCCTTTAACTTTAATGCCGTGCTGTTCTAGAATAAAACCCTTATTGTTGATCATATCCAGAACATTGTTAAGAGCTACTATACTTCTTGTTTTATCGATACCGGCCATCCCCAGACCGCGTATCATTCCGAGACTTTCTATAAAATCTTTTTTGCCGCCGCCATGAAGAGCTAAACGCTGCATGACGGTATCGAGTTGTTCCATATTGATTCTCGATGTAATTAAAGCATCTCCCAATCCCCCGTATTCTGATTTCGGTATTTTGAATAATTTTATCATCTCCACCATACTGGCCGAAGTAATTTCAAGAGGTTCGTTTGTCGCTTTGGAAACCTTATCGGCTGTTTTCATGATCTGCAAAATATCGTCTTGTTTAAAGTTAAGAGATAGTTTGTTCGCTACTTGAAAAGACTGCCCGATATCCTGCCCTTCTTTCCCGGCAAACGCAGCAATCTTATTTTTTAGAATATCCATTTCGGCGCTGTTGGCTTTCAGGTTGACGCGCATGCGCAGGAGCGCATCATCAATGGGCATATAATCGCTAATGGAAAATAGCTTTTTAATCACCAGACCGGAAGAAAGCGCCGCTGCTGCCTGACCCAAAACGCCGAAGTTGGCTGTGAGTTGCTGCACTTTCTGCATGGTATTTTGGACATGCGTGCGGAAACTGCCGAGAGCTCTTTCGCCCTGTTGAAATCCCTGTTGGAATTTATCAGACTTGGCAATCAACTCTAAAAAGACTTTCATGTCCGGCATCTTAAAACCCTTTGTGAAGAGTGAAGGGTGAAGGGTGAAGGGTGAAGGGTTTTTCTATTCACTATTCACTTTTTACCTTTCACGTCTTTTTTAACGATGTACTTTTTGCCCGGTTTATCCGGTTTCGGCTTATTAATTTCATGATATGCATCGAGATATTCAAATGCTTCACCTTCCGGCATCGCCAGAATCTCCGAATAACTAAAACCCATTTTAAGAAGCAGGAGTATCAGTTGGCGGCTGTTTTTCTTTTTCTTTGCGAAAGTTTAATCGCTTTATAGCCAACCTCTTTTCCGCATCTGAGATCTCGTTTTGATCTTCTTGCAATGCATCCATCAGCAAATCAGCCGTGATTTCTTTTTTCGGAATAGTTCCGAGACTGAGAAACATGTTGGCCGTGACGCAGAGGTTTGCATATAGTTGGTTTTTCATTGCTCTTTCGGCCTGTTCCGGATCGTCAAAGACATTAATCGAATCAGCGACGATCTGTTCACGGATTTCAAAGTCTCTATGAGTTACACCATTGAATTCCACACCATTCGGTAGGGTTCCTTTTTCTGTAAACATGATTTAAGCTCCTCTTTATAGATTGCCACGCCGCGCGAGGCGCGGCTCGCAATGACAACCTTAAATGTTTTTTAAGGTTTTCTTTTCTTCGCTGAAAATTCGATCGTCTTTATGGTGCACTCTGCTTCCGGATCATAATGAGCTTTACCTATCTTTGTCGTATAGACGCCGGTATAGACAATACGAGTTCCATTTTGCCTATCAATGGTCAACGTTCCGCCTTTGACTGTAGTGAAATCGAATTCCACTCCATCAGATGGAATAACGTAATCCACTTGTGCTGTGGGGCGTTCCAGTTTTTTGGTATGGCCGGTAGTATTCATTAATTTTACAGTTCCGGCTATTTCACGTTCACCTTCATCACATGTTTTAAAATCATCGATGCTCTGGCCATTTATCTCCAGAAGTACCCTATTGACATATTCTTCTGACATATTATTCCCTCCGTTTTAGATTGCCACGGCGCACCAGGCGCGCCCCGCAATGACAATTTTATTTTTTACAGTATCAAATCAATCCGACCGGCAAATACATGCAGCCCGTTGACCACGTCCGTGGGGATTTTTGCATCGAGCCGATTCGGATCCTGCAAATCACGTTCGACAATTACGCCGTCCAGATTATCCGCAACATTCTCCACGATCTCCAGTTCTTCAAGCTGCTCAAGAACATCAATGATCTGATCGCGCACTTTGTCCGGAGTTTTGCTTGATAATTTCTCGCGCGGGAACCGCAATGCAATGCGGGTACGGATGGCTTCGCGCACATAATCCAGCGTGCAGATTGTAGTAATATCCAGAAGGGATATATCATTAATTCCTGCGGCGTTTTTGACATAGGTGCTGATCGCGCGAACGATCTGGACAACTTCGCCGGGGCCTACTTCCAGCGGAGTTACACCATTGGCAAGGCAGGATTCCTGCTCGGTTCGAGACAAACGCGAAGCAATCGGAGGCGCGGCGATGCCGGTCAATTCCAAGGTGTTGAGCGGTCTTGCCGGATCTTCTTCAGAAGCCTTGACGGCAGCAAATGCGGCGGCGATTTCATAAGCCGGACTTTGCGTGCCGCGCAGATAGGCTAAAAGAATACGCCCGGAATTGATGGTGGTACCACCCAGTGTTGTGACTGTACCCAAAGCATCATCGTCAGCTATGTAACCTGTGCCTGGCCGTTCTTCCATCGGGCCGGAAATATTATCCAGATGTGTTTTCAGGGCGGCGACAGATGTGGAATCAATAAACGGCACGGTAATAATATTATATTGCGTGCCGAACACTACGGCCAGAGCGGTGGCGAGGGTCGGATCGACCGCACCCGCTGTTGTGGTTGTAAAAGTTCCGGTCACTCCTGCGGCTGTAATCGTCACGGAAAAATCAATCTGGTTGGGAACTGTGCCTTTGTTTTTGGCCGTGAAGGCTATTGATCCTGACGTATTAACGACGGTAAAAGGAAGGGCCGCATCCTGATTCAGCGCCGCAACCAGATTATCGCCGATAGCCGAAGCGGTATCCAATGCGGAGATTCCAATCTGATAACTTACATTGCCAACCATTAGAGTTAAGGTTCCGCTGCCGGTGGCCGGGCCAGTTAAGGCAAGTGTTTGAACGCGCGCGATCGGACTTGTTGTGGCATCATCCAGAGCGCAGACGGTCAAATCAAGATACGGATTGGCTTTAATGGCGGCTCTTACCATGAGATGAGCGATGGAACCACTGCCGAAATATGCCGCTGCGTCGCTATCCGAAAATACTTTCGTCGGAATAAGTTGCGCGACGGATCCCGCTGCCAGGCGTTGTGCAATTATCAGCATTGCCTGTGCATTGGAAGGCAGCGTGTGCACCGCCAGTTTTAAGTTAAACTCAAAATACTTTCCCGGCTTGCGAATAGATGCCGGAATGTTATCAAAAGAAATATTCTTTGATGCCATTATTCTTTACCTCCATTTTTTTTTGCTGTTGATGCTGCCGGTGGGGTTGCGATTAGAAGAGATCCATCGCCAACCAGACGTTGATAATAAGTCGTATCCGGCATTTTGACGGGTGTCTTGTCGTTAATATATTCTCGCGGACTGCGTTCCTTCGGACATTGTGTGCCCGGTATTGCTATGACCCACATTTTATACCTCCCTTAAAGTTAATTGATCTGATGCATCGGCGTTATCATCGCCGGGTTTTAAATAATAATTCAGGCCGATTGTAATCAATTCTGTAATCTTCTCATCATCTACTTTGGTAATGTAATATTTAGTAATTATCTGTAGTGTGAAAATGATCAGACCCGCTTTTTTATGTTCATCCGAAGTGGTATTTCTGAAACTCTTGGGCACGATGGGATCTATCTTCAATCCTAATTTCTGCTGGAGAAGGCATAGAATAATACCTTCCAATATAGGTAAAATTCCCTTGCGCCGCTGTTCTTCACTTTGTAGACCCTTAAAAACTATATCCACATAACCGGTGACCTCAGCGCAGAATGTATCGAGGGTAGTTCTTTTGAAAGCGCCTTCTTCCAAGGAGACATAGACCGCCTGCACAGGAATTCCTTCAATGCCGCGCTGGACATCAACCTTGCCTGCGGCATCAGCCAGTTTAAATTTAATGCGATCGCAAATCGCCTGTTCGATAATATCAAGCATTTAAAAGCCTCTTAATGTATCGCGTTTAAACATGCGTGGAGCCGAATCGGTAATGCCGGATGCATCTCCAATCTCCGGCGTATCAGTTCCTTCTATACCCAGATCAATTTCTCCTTTCTGGATCTGGCTTAATAATTTCAGAGCGTTCTTATATCGTTCGGAAACGCCTTCAGGCGGCGTTAATTTGGTTCTGCGCGCATATAAACGGTAGACGGCTATATCGCAAGCGAGAGTCATAATAAGTCCCGGCAGAGGCGAAAAAGGAAGGGTATACCGGGAGCGGAGATAACTATCGATCATCTCCCCGGCATCGGATATTGCTTTATTCACATTGGCCGATACAATGACCTGAGCAGGTACATTGTCGTCGGTCAGTTCAATCAGATCCTGTTCTGACGTTATTCCTTTGATGTTATCGATAGTGCAATACATATTTACCGCCTTATGTTGTGATTATTGCATTTATAATTTTCAGATAAAACCTCATTGCCGTGAGGCGTGCCGAATCTTTTTGTAATAATATTTCCGCAAAATATTTTCCCGTTGTGGCCGTATTGGCAGCGGTTAAATCTATATAACCCTGACCTTTTGAAGCATCCAACCAGGTGGCTTCGATGGGATCGATAATATAGTCAGTATCATCGAGATGGACTTTCGCCCCGAATGTTGCCGTCCATCCTGTATAATTGCCGCCGAAATCAAACGGCATGCGTAGTGTATTGCCCTGGATGGTAATAACTTCCTGATTCTGGATCGGCGTGGCTGAGTAAACTCTTCCCTGCATGACCGGATATACAATGGCTCCCGTTCGCGCCAGATCTTTTTGAATGGCGGCGATTGCATTTGGATTGAGCGCGTCAATCAGATCCATCTTCATACCGGCTTTGGCGACTGAAGAATCCAGAGCAAGACCATATTGAATAATCGCGATTGCAGAGGGATTTGGTGTGTTGATCAGATCCATTTTCGCGCCCGGTTTGGCGACTGAAGAATCCAGGGCAAGACCATATTGAATAACCGCGATTGCATTTGGATTGAGCGCATCAATCAAATCCATCTTCGCGCCCGGTTTGGCGACTGTGGAATCCTGGGCAAGACCATATTGAATAACCGCGATTGCGTTTGGATTCGGCGCGTTAATCAAATCCATCTTCGCGCCGGGTGCTGCCGCGCTTTTTGCCGGATCATAATCGGATATCAGCGCAAAGCCGGACTTGTCATTTATATCAACTTTGCCATTGGTAATGTTAATACCTGATGCGGCCAGTCTGGAGCTTATGGTGGCATCGATTCTTCCGAGTTCCGTAGCCAGCGCGGTTCTTACAGCGGAGGCAATGGCTGAAAGAGTCAAACCGCTAAGATCGGGATCAACCGCCGCAATCTTATCTGTAATCGCTTTGAGAACCTGTTCACCGTCTGATTCATTGATTATGTGCTGTTCAACCGCGATGGCAATTGTATCAGGCGTTGGCGGCACAGTATAATTTGCTGCTTTCATGACCGTGGCGTCTTTGGCTACTGTTGAATTAAGCGCCATATCTAACGGCGCGTTTATATTAACCGTAAATCCAAAAGCAGAAAGCGTCCTTGAAGCTGCTGACCACACACCGGTGACAATAGATGTGATAAGCGCACTTAATGCATTATAAACATCACCGCTTTGCGGTATTCCGATTGCCGCGCCTGCCATCTGAACAATGAACTCATCCACTTTTTCACTGTCAGAAACAGAATTTACCGTGGAGTTCGCCCAAACTTGAACCCTGTCATTTGCGTTATACCCGGACGCTGGAATAGTCCCGCTAATCAAATATCTGCCTGCGCTTAACAATGTTACAGTCAATAAAAAATTGGTTGTGTCATCTACTCCATTTTTATTCGCAAATGCCGTGGGCAGAGAATCGGCAGATGTAATGTTTCCAGTGTCAAACCTTCTGGTCGTAAATATGCAGTAATAAGAATCGCCAGCCCTATACCAATTCATAAGCGCGCTCCTATAATTGAACTTCTCATAATTCTACCACCACCGCCTGTGCTGGTACCAATTCCTTCACCGGCGGAAAGAGTTGCCCATTTGTCGATATAGACGGTGTTGTCGGCATCCGCATTCAGAATTGTAATAATGAGTTGATTGATGGCATTTTTCGCTGAATCAGCCACGCTTGAAATATCAAGTGTATATTCAATATAGTTCGTTCCTGCGGCAGAAATGACTGGAGTAAAATTTGTTGTAGAACTATCGCCGCCACTTCCACCATTGATCAGTGAAAATTTAAGATTAGATCCGATACGTCCAGCAGCAATTTTGATTTTTATTGTTTGCTGTCCTGTCAGATTCCACGTAGAAGAAAGTAGTGCAATTAACTGTTGACCCAGACTGGAGGTTTGACTTGCCACAAATTTGAGAGCATACGTATAATCCGCAACAATAGCGGATTCACTATATATGCCGATTCCCGTAGGATTGTTCCACGGCGCAGTCGGTAAATTAGCAATTGCGGATGTCCATAATGCGGTGCCTTTTACAACGAGAACTTCATCAATTAATCCCTTGTAATATCCGTTCGTGCCGTCCCAGCCATTTCTTCCTATTCTTAAATTATATGTGCCACCCCAATTAATAATTTGATTGGCATTAATTAATGCAGTGGCAGCTACATCATTGTCAACCAGCAAATACATTGTTAATCCATAACGGCATAAAGCCACAAAATGCCAAAAAGAAGGATCATATGATTTCGCTGATGCCATATAAGGGTCGCCTAAACACCCGCTATGAATAGTGACATGGTTATCCGGTCTAAATCGCATACTGAAACTTAATGTACTTCCAAAAGTAGGCGAATTATTAGAAATAAAATCAGGATAAGCATGCGGTTGTGAAGCGGGATAAATCCAGCAGCAAATTGTAAAGTCATTAGTTCCAAAATTAAGCAGGGAAGAAATGGCCACATCGGAATAACTGCCGTCATTGGGAGCCGATAAACAACCACCGAATTTACCCGAAGCATTGTATTGATTACCTGAATTGTTAATCGTCAAAGGGTTGCCAGAGGAATCAGTCCATGCGGCATTTGTTTCATCGAAATGGCATAATAATACTATTCCCCCCGGATTATTTGCCCAAAATGCTTTCATCAAAGCATCGGTACTCAGTTTATTCCACGGTGCCAATTCGATCATTTTAACTGATTCCTGCCAGCGTTTTTAAAGCTGTTAAAGTTGTGGCGTCTATTTTGGTTTCATCCACATCCACCGCACTCGGCGTATCAAATGAAAAAGTTGATCCGTCTGCGGTCGTCCCTGACACATTCGTATTGATATTTATTTTTATGGATGTGATTGATACTATTTTTGTTGCTGATTCTGGCATATGGCCTCCTGATTATTAATTGTCCTTTTTTCAATCCCACCACAAAAACTCCCTCCCTCTTGCAAAGGAGGGAGTTTCTAGCTGAGGTCAAAGTTTATTTTTCGTCTTTTTTCGCTGGATCCTTATCCGGCTCCGGAAGCGCGTCTCCCACAATGAGATTGCTTTCTGCCTGGAGAATCTTCAGCGTCTTATCGTCCACCTCAAAGTTTTTTGCCTGTTCGGTAAATTTCAAACCGGCGCGGCAAAATGTTTTGGGTATGGATCTTACGGAAACCTTATTTTTATCTTTAGCCATTGTTACCTCCTGAAAAATAATCGTCTTTGTGAATCCCTGCCGGAGTATCCGGCAGGGATCCGTTTATTTGTTAAATCATCCAGGGCACGTTTACAACTTTGACCGTGTTGTACCAGATATTACTGGAACCATCCGCATTGCGCTCGGCGTTAATAACCAATTTGGCGGCAGCTTCCAATGTCGGGCCGTGAACCAGATGTGTCGGTATAATTCCCAACGGTGTGACATTATCTTCACGGGTGAACGACATCATGGCAGTGCGGTAAGCAGCATAATTGGCAGCATTAAGTGTATCCTGGCTGCCATAGCAGCATTGCCACAAACCAAAGCCCACATTCTTGCGGTCGTCGACGCCGTAGATGTACTGATCGCGCATGAAAACTTCCTGATCAGTCGGTTTATCTTTGGCGACAAATTGAGGAACTTTCCTGATCTGCAAAATGATGGGTTTGATGGGACGGCTCAAATCCATCAGGAACCAGGGAGCGCCGGAACCACCGCCGTTATTGCTGATCAGTTTGTCTCCCCAGGGATGATCGGCGTCGCAGAAATTCTGGCCGTCATAGCATTTGGTTGTAAATGCCGCTTTGAGCAGTGCGAAAACCAGGATGTCGGGATGATTTTTAGCCGCCTGCGCAAGGCCCTGAATCACCGGCGTGTAAACGCCGATCTGATCGTCTTCGATATCCTCGCCCAGGACACCCACGGTGGATTCGAACTTTTTGTTCTTAATCGTGAAATCGAACAGCGATAAATCCTTGATGACTCTGTCGCCTATCCATTCCCGCATTGTGGGGAAATTACCGAGCCAGGGATAGCCCTGAGTTTTTCCGGTAGACGGGACGCGCATGGCAACGAGGTCGCACATGCTGGGCGCAGCATCGAATGCCTGATTGAAAATTACTTTAAATGTGTTGTATATGGCTTGTAAACTTGCCTGATTGATTATCATTTTGTTACCTCCATGTTTTTTTAGATTGTCACGGCGCGCCAGGCGCGCCTCGAAATGGGCATAAAGGTAGGTAAGGTGTTGCTAGAATTGAGATAAAAACATTGAAAGCATAATCACTTTGATATGTTATGAATGTAGTTAAAAAATAATATTAAAGTGGTTTAATATTTATGAAA